GAAGTCAAAACACCATATTCACCGGCAAGAATTGTATAATCATCCCCAGGGTCAAACTGTCCTGAATTTGTCATTACAGCAGTAAAAGTCAATTGGTTTGCCGCGATAAGGTCGATATATCCTACAGGTTCAGATCCAGGTGTAACAGGATTTGTAACACCATGAGCCTTAACAACTGCCATGCCTTCAACAAGTCCTAATGTCGTAAAATCAACGGCTGTATCCTGCAAGGTACTAGTGCTTCCACCTATAGCCTGTCCGGTAATATTGTTTGATATAGTTGGTAGGTCAGCCCCACCTATAACCACCCCTAAATCAGATGACGCTGTATATTCCGTTCCATCACTGTCAGGAGGGGGTGAAACTTCAAGCATGGGAATATTGCCATATGCGGTTCCCTCAAAAGCATATTCAGGTATACCGGGAGAATCAGTTAAATATCCCTGGTGCCGTGAGTTCATGTAATCCTTATCTACTATTTCAAGGTCTTCATATGATTCGGAATCATAATAATATTTAACAGATAAAACACCCTTTTCCATGCAATTAATAGGAAGTTTGTATTGCCTGTATCCTTCTTTTGCCAGAAGCAACGCGGTCTTTTTAATACACTGGCTTTTAAATACAAACTGGTTTTGCCTATTATTAAGTTTGTCCCTTATCAGCCATTGAGGGAATCGGTCATATGAAACATCAAGGCCAATAACCTGCCCAAGTTCCCATAATATAAGCTTTTCCATTTTGGAAAGGGTTAAGCCTTCAAAATAACCAGTAGTGGTATGCGTTATTGTCATGCTTTATCCTTTATTGGTTGCCCTGGGCCGAATACATCCTTTACATTTGCATCAAGGTCTATATCCTCTGGCCGCCAACCATCTTCAAGGTCTTTTCTATCAGTTTTCCATCCTCTTGATCTATCAACACCTATTCGAGATATTACGCTGTTATAAGTGGCCGTTAGATAAATTTCGTATGAATCATCATAACTCCAATAATTATTGGTTCCACCTGCCAACGTTACTCCTATAGCATCCTCAGAAACGGACGTTATAAGCCCCTCTGATCCATCAGTGGTATTTCTTATTAAGACTCCTGTCCTGACGCCACATGATTTAAAATCAGCACCATAGTTGATAAGGGAAGCGGACGAACCGCCGCCCTTGTGTTTACCTATGGCAAAAGGAGAATTATCTCTATGAATTTCTAACATTACAGAGCCGCATGTCCAAATAATTTAATAATAAGTTGCCCAGCGGTATAAGTTCCCGCCGATCCTGTGCCTATTGTCAAATACAGATAATGGGTAGTTGTAAGCCCGGATACCAGATTTTGGACTGTCATTCCAGCAGCCTGCGCCCCACCATTGATCCCGTAAGTTGTCCCGCCAGCTCCATCCCAAGCCAGTACACCACTGGCATTAGAAACAACATTGATATCAGTACCACCACCCGCAGGGGTTTCAATGCAAGACATTTCTATTTTGTAAACAATTCCATGAGTAGCGGCTATATACTGCAATAAATATGCAGCTCCACCAGCGGCCAAGCCTATAACATCATCACTAGTATTAACACTAGCAAGCCCTGTAAGGTCAACTTTTATCGTGGTGACTATTTCGCCATTAACAGTCCTTATGTAGGTTTTAGGTGCAGCATAGGTTCCTATCGCCCCAGCTCCATGTGTAGCGGCCTGTAAAACATCCTGTGTAATTGCGCCTGTTGTCGCCACACTTGTTCCAGTTATAGGGCCGCTTGCAGTTACCCCTACTGCGACAATATTACCAGAAGTATCAACGCTATATACCTCTGATCCTGACGTATTTTCACCCGAAATTATTTTAGTCTCATCTGCTGTCGGTTTCAGTTTTATTGCGCTCATAGTTGAATAAGCCATAATTTTATCTCCTTTTAAAGTATAGGTTTGGGGCTATTTTATCTTAAAGATGGGAAGCCCCTTGCCCGTGTTATGGAGGAAGGAAGACACTAAGGCACTACTGCATAAAAGTCTCTTTCGTCCCGGATTTCCGTACTGTAACGATGATCAGCTTTACACATCATATCTCCAGTCTGGAAATCTCTCTCACGAGCAAACCGTGTTTTGCGTCTGTTGAACCGTACAATGCCAAGGCCGTCGCACTGCATTACCCACATATCAGCATCGGTCATATGCGGCCATACCTTTATTGCAATACGCCTGTCACTCTTGGCGTATGCAGATATAGCCCTATTTGTGGTATCAGGTCTGTCTGTAGACTGAATAACCTCACGAGCCTGTCTTTCAAGCTGGGGCGGAACCCACAGGTTTTTAACACTCTTTTTAACCTTGTACTGCCGATGATTGTACTGATTTTCCACCGCCACCATAATAGCCCAGAAAGCAGAATAGGTAAGATCAGCATAAGCGGTAGACAGGTTTGAAAAAGTTGAACCATCCAGCCTTTTATGAGACGCTGAAAAAAGAGCAAGGCCGTCACGGGTAGTATGGTAAGTCGTAGCTGTACCATAATTAAAAAACTTGGCCGCGTCCAGCTCTTCATCCTCTGCCATAGCTTCCCCAAGATCATGGAAAATCTCGGAAAGTTCGTCAGCGTTACCACCGCCATTAAGTTCATACAGATTATCGTCAATAGATTCCTCTGTAAGCCTTACGGCAAGAGCCTTTACATCATGAATCCATGTCTGTTTGTTGCCTGCGATTTGGGTGTCATATGTAACCCCAGCGCCTTCACCCTTAATCACAGGAAGGCCAAGCCCTGACCTGATTGCATCCTCTTCTTTTTTCTTCGCAGAGGTTTTCATTGTTAATAGATCAGGCCCCATCTGTTTCTGGCGATTTGTAATATAGGTATCTATCGCCAAAGCAAAGAGGCCGGGAACGTATTCATTATTAAATCTTGATCTTGTCCACATTGTATTATCCCCCTTTCCTTATGCGATTCCAGCGAGTGTATCGCCATAATAATGTTCACAGAATTGACAAATATACCTTGCACCTTCATCCGCTGTAGAGCCGGGTGTATCATCTGCCACAAGAAGAACGTCATTCGGATGAGGACTGTATATTTTAACCTGAAGGGCCGCTGTAGCAGCTGCTGTGCTTGAATCAAGAAGCTGGGTACTTATGCCTGTTTTGGTATTTCCAAGGCAAAGAGCGACAGAAATAATGTCACAGTTCATTGAACCCTCTACAAGGTCAATAGCGTTATCCCCAAAGTCTTCCCTTGCCACAAACTGCTGATCGGGATGATCCGCAACAAGCACATAACCTGCTATTGTGCTATTTCCCACTCTACCGGCAGCAATATAAGATATCGGGTCAAAATCCTCGTCAAAACATCCAAGGACAGCGCCAAGTATACCAGGATTGCCATCCGGTACGGCCCCGTCCTCTATCGCCATTAAATAACCCATTTTAGGGGTTAGTGTGTTAACTCCACCCGCTACAACCGCGTCTCCAACAAACACATTGATTGTCGGAGCTGTAATAACGGCATAGTATCGGGCGCGCAATACTTCACCATACGGCTGAAAACCTATAGCCCAATCTGTATTGGCCATTTTCATACTCCTTTTTGAATTTTGTTGATAATATGCAGGAAAAATAAGATTCCCGCGCATTTGCCAAAGTACGCTTGTATTTCTACAAGGAAATGAAAATACGCGGGTTAAACCCGGAAGGATACGCGCCCTAAAAGCGGAAAAGTTCTACAGAATAACCGGAGTTATTCATTCACTACTAAATCAGTCAAATCACTTGAGCTGTCATGCTCAGAAGAATATACACTAGATAAAGCATCACCAGGGTCCATTATCTCGTCATCCCCTGTAATCTTTACCTGTTCACCAGATCTCCATTCACTTCCTGAACCATCAATAGGTTTGCCATGTTTCTTTTTGATATCTCCACCATTTGTCTGGGTATCTGCAAGTTCTTTTTTGGCATCCCTGACTTTCTGCAACATCCAGAAAGGCTTTACAAATAGTATTTGGTCAAGTTTCTGTATCCCGCCATGTATCGGATCACAGTATTTTGCTAGGGCCGGAACTGTAGTGGCATTTGCAAGCCACCATTTCATAGGGGCAGAAGCATTCCTCAATTCGTCAATTCTCTCTGATGTTTTAGCCGCCCATCGGAAAGCAAGCTCCTTTCTATCAAAAAGTTCCTGTGCTTCAGGGGGCAAATCAAACGGATTAGCCATAAGGCTGAAATCTTCCATTGATTCCTCTGTGATCCCTGTCCATCCATCCTGTTCAGACTGTACACGCTGGAAAATAGCGGCTTCATCCGATGTCAAGTTGGGTGGTTGTTTCTTTACTGTTTTTGTTTCCTTATTCTCATTTAAAGATGGTCTTCCAGCCATTTATATTTCCTCCGTTTTCTTTGCCAATAACTTCAAATATGTCTTTTTACCTGATTCACTTAATCCAATCCTGTTTGCTATATCCATTGCATTTTTAGACATACTAGGTTTCTTTGGTTTATTGTCTCCATTCCCCCCGGTCAATTTACCGTTCTTAATACCTTCCTTTCTAGCTTCCTCTGTGTTCTTTGCTTTCATTCCTTCGGCCTTGCCTTTCTCAAATTCAGCCTTTAAAAGATCAGGCATTGAGTTATATGTCATTGCGGATATTGCAAGCAAATCAGCATATGGATGATCAGCTATCCTCAAATTGCTTTTAACCTTTGACACGCTTTGTTTTATCTCAGAGCTGTCATCTGCAAGATCAGGATACTGCTTTAAAAGCTCATTTGATATTTCCTTTTGTGTCCTAGATATTTCAGCAGCGTCAACAGCCTCTTCCTTGCCCTTCTTGCTGCCCTGGTCAACCATGTACTTAGTTAAGTTATAAAGGGTATCAGGATCGTCCTTGTGCTCCCTGAATAGAGCCAAAAGCTGGGGCTCAGTTAGTGCCGGTTCCGCTTTATCGCCCTTTTCTTCTTTGCGTTTGGCCCGCTGTTCACTTAATGCAATATTAAGATTTTTAATCTGTTCAGCCTGTTTTGTGATCTTGTCATTAAGGTCTTTTACTGGATCAGGCTTTTCATCTTCCTTTTTTCCTCCAATTTCTTCTGATTCCTCATCTTCTTTTTCTTCTATTTCGTCTTCTTTAATTCCTTCGCCTAAGTCCAATTCAACATCGTCAAGATTATCCTTTGTATTGTCTTCTTCCTTGTCCTGATCAACATCATCAGGCACAGCCTCCCCACGTTGATCTTTAAGCCTTTTAATAATGCTCAAAAATCCAAATTGACTAACTAATGCTAAAATCAATAAAAATACATGCTTCATTCCTTATTCCTCCATTAATTCAATATTAAAAGATGGTTGTGGATCATTGAAATCCCAATATTTATTGCCACCAACAAATATACCATCTGCCTTATCAAAAAATGTTCGATATGCCTTTCCATTAATTATTTTTATACAATCATTTGGGTATAATTTCTCACCTGCTATTATTTCCCTTAATCCCATCCTTATTCCTCCATTATGTGTGATCTTATAAACCTAACATGAAAATCGTTTACGTCTTCCTCTATCATACCACTAACAGCATCCTTTATTTTATCAGGAGAAAGTTTCACAGGCAGTTTAATCATCCTCATAGCCATATCTAAGGCTCCCTTAACCTCTTCTGCCTTACCAGATAGCATTAACGGCCTGATAACAGCCACTATCTCGGCAAGCTGCGCCTTTCGATATTTCCTGAACTCATCACTGAGTAGTAGTTCCTGCACCTAGTCCTCCTTGTATTGCCATTTTATCTTGCATATATTTCTGTACTACCTGTGCAATTTCTGGATTCTCACCCATAATCTGGTATATCTGGTTAAATCCCTTATCAATCCATTCCTGTGTGTCATCATTCGGCCAGTATGTCTTTACTAATTGCTCCGCTGATTTCATTTGATCAATAAGCGGATTAGCCCCTGATAGTTTATAAAAATCCTCTGACTGTTGCCTTTCGATGATCTTATTTGACATTTCAGTGCTGCCAGTAAGCCTAAACTTAAATGGCCGCTTCATTGCCATTCTTGAAATTGGTACTTGCTCACCCCTAAATGTGAACGTCTTATCAAAAGGCATATGCTGATAGTAAAGATCGTATATTGTCCTTAATAATGTTAAAAATTCCTCCTTAAACACAGAACTTTGATAATTATGTTTAATATTGCCTTCCTGAATAACAGCTAAAACCTCTGTAGCGGTCTGATCTCCGTTCTGGCTTTTTCTGCCCACCTGTAAATCGCCCAGGGAACCTAACCTTTCCCAAAGAGGTATCCACATGCTGTTAATAAATTCAAGATACTGTGAAGGGTTAACACTAAAATTGGGGAACTTTATACCTTCAACTGAATCAACTTTTACACCAGCTCCAGGCTTTAACTCCGGGTTGCCTGTTAAATTTGATCTTTCATCATAAAAGAACCAAGGAATCATCACGATATCAAGCACATTCATCAATCTATTAAATGTATCAGATGCACCGTTCTGGATTGACTTCATCTTGCCAAATATGCCGGTTCCATAAGCTTTCCCACGTTCGGGGAATAGCCTGATTCTCTTTATCAGGTGTTCATTTTTGTAATTTAAATCCCTTAACAATACCAACCTGATTAATATCCCGCTATCCTTTGCAATCTCAACAACAAGCCTTTCCTCTGTAAAGTCTGTTATGTCTTCCTCTTTTTCATCCTCTTCCCTGTAAACATACGATATATGGAATTGTAAGCACTCAATAACTTCTTTACCTGTTACCTTAGCCCCATCAGTGGCTTGAGTAGGTGATTGATTTTCGTCTGTTATTTCGGGTGTTTTGTCCTTTAAAAGGGCAGAATCAATATTTATATATCCAAGTTTATCCTTTTTGCGTTGAAGCTCTGCGTATGTCGGCCTAATCATCCTTGCAAAATCGGTCTTTTCCCAGCATTCTGCATTATCTGGCACATACATATCAGTAAATTCAATAGCCTCTATCTTTCCGCCATCAAATACAGTCTCAGTCTTATCCTCAACAATCGGCTGAAGATCTTCTCCAATCATTATCTGTCCAGCTTCATTAAATACAAAATCTCTCCTGGTTATTTCGTCATTATCATATTCACCCAACCCATAGTAAGTACCATCATTTAAAAGGGTATGCACAATATCCCTGGCAGTATCTTCAATTTTGACAACATTTTTAAGCTCAGAATTAAACCAGTCTTCAATTATCTCCGTTACTTCGTCTTTTGTGGTCAATCCCTCCATTTCAAACTGAACAATAGGAGATTTGCCAGTCAATCCGGCGACAAGACGCGGCTCCATATTATCGACTGTAATCGTAGTCAGTGGCAAAACAACATTACTGGCATCAGGCCAAGGCCAATCGGTTTTATCAGCCTTTTGCTCGTATACCTTCCGGGCTTCCTTGATTTCCTTGATCTTTGCAGACCTATATTCAGAGTCCTTTATAGTGTTATAGAACTCCATGCAATGATCTACAAGCGGTTGCCATTCGCCGTTCTTTTCCTTTACTTCCTGACTATATTCTGCTTTATCTTTCATTTTCCCTCAGATATTCTGGAAATGATTTAACTGAACTAAATGGAACAATACTTGCCGCTGTGCCATCAATGCGTGGAATCCCCTTTCCATCAAGAGCTAGATATGTATACTTACCCTGTTTCTGCACCTTCATCACATTAGCGGCCTTGTATTTCTTATATGCAGCGGTTATTTCATCAAGTGTATAGGTTTTCATTTTTTATCCCTAGGTTTGATTATTCCCAACCTAATAGCCCGTTCCTTCGTTGTCTCCGGCTTCTTTGCCTCTTCCTTTATCTCTTCCCTTACTTCTTTCTTTGCCATTATTTCTGCCCTCCCTTCTCTATCCAACCCCTCAGATAGAATGTATATTGATCCCCTGCTGTACCTACATCCTCAACAGTGATATAAAACGGACTAGTTATATACGGATACTGTCCTAAATCATCAGACATATCAATTTTAAGCGTATTAGCTACATTGCTTATTGCATTTCCTGTTGTAGTCTTTACCGCCATGCCTGTTGAATCAGTAAATATCACATCAACAGCATTATCAGGAGCCACAGCACCAGCGCCCTGGACAGCACTTAATACCATAGCCGTCACGCCCTGCTTAACAAAGGTAAGCGCATATTGATCCATTTTAGCTACCAGATCAACCGCCGCCGCGTCTGTACCGTCTGAAGTGTAAACCACCTTGTAAATCACATATGGCCCTTTTTCATCATTAACACTCACAACAACCTTAGGATCTGCACTAGCACTCACAGCAAACAACATTATTAATATAAATAATAGCTTTTTCATAAGTTCTCCTTAATTAACATAAACCTCTTTGTATTTCCCATCATCGTGCTTGATGCTCTTCTTATCCCAATTACTAAACCCGCCCTGCTTGCGTCTCTGCCCTCTATCAACCCTATTTCTCTGATCTTGATAAATGTTTTTAGTAAGCATCACACATACATACTGTAAAGCATCATGTATATGGCTGTATTTATTCTTTATCGGCTTATCACCATATATCCCTGTTAATCCTTGTTCAGGATACGCATATCCCCCTAAAAACCCGTTAATTAACCGAATACATGATAAATCAATCATCATTGCAGGTTGACCAGCTACTAACCGACCAAGTTGGCCTTCAACTGACTCTCGCCTAGCTTCCCAATTCTGTTCGGATGATTTTAATTTAATACCAGCTTCATCTCTCATTAATTCAGCATTTGAAGTAAGCCCACCGCCTACTTTACTAAACTTAGCCTCTCCGGCAGGATCTCCCCATTCTATCCATTCAGCATTTGGAAATCTGACATTTCTATCTGCAACCACCATTTTAACAAAATCGACAATACCCATGCGCTCAGTGTGATACTCAGCTAAAACTTGTATCATACCCGCCGTAGGCATTTGGCATATAGCACAAGCAGGGCAATTACCCGTATTGTCCCAACCAGCGAAAAGAGTTGAACCTGTCCATTTTAATGGTGTTTGAGAAACATGCAAAGACGACCTGAAATTATTATATACCGCTTTACCCTTTAACGTGATACCAGGTTTGCCCTTAATATATCTATCAATCCAGTCAGGGTTGCCAGCGTAGGCCTGTATAAGATCAAGATAATAATCTTTCGGTAAGTTCTGGTCATTCTCTCCAGGCGGTTGCCAAAACCCTATATGTCCCTGTAATATGTTTTGATCCTTATTCTTTCTCTCTGGTATAGGCCCAGGGCATTTGCTTTGCCAGTCATAATGGTAATATGTTGGATGCTCAACATCGGGCGGGTTAGTTGTTTCTATCCCGTACTTAACAGGGCTTTTCCTTGGATACCTGCCTATCCTGTTTTTAAGCATCAATTTTACTTGTTCAGCAACTTCTATTGATTCATCTATCCAATAGCCTGTAATTTCTAAAGACTTAAATTTTTTAATATCGTCCGGATTATCACAAGAACGAAATAAAGCCTCAACCTCCAATCCTTCGGGATGCTTGACTGTGAATATCTGATCACCCTTTGCCATTGTGCCCCAGGGAAACCAATCTAAAACAGTCTTTTGGGTTGTGTCCTCTAACTCTCTATAGCTATTTCTAACAATTACCCATCTTGTCTTTTTAATGCCATACTTTTGGAATACATACCGGGGCAGATAATAAAAAATCTCAACCGTGGCTCCACAAGTCTTCCCTGATCCAACCGGCCCGACTATACATCTATACGTTGCGCTTGATTCATGAAATTCCCTAATCGTCGGAATTGGAGTATAATCTAATACTGTATCGGCCATTTTGTCCGCTTATTTTGTTTCGGCCCCGTGAGTAATGCGCATTTATGGTCATTTAATATAGCTATTCTGATCATTATTAATCTTTTTTCTGTATATTCGGAGCATTAAAAATTATATTTCCAGTATGTTCAACCTCTGTTTTATCTGCCCATTTAAAGCGGTTTTTCATATTCATGTACCAGCCAGTATAATTAAACTTAGGATTTTCTAAGTTTTTTCGGCCATTTGCTTCCCACCATGCCTGTGATAATCGCTCGCCCTTTTTTATGGTTTCGGATAGTTCTTTATTATAATATTTACTTTCCGGCTTACACCATTCTATTAGCGTGTCATTACAAATACTTATAGCTGCACATACCTCAACTTTAGAAGCTCCTTGCTCCATAAGCTCAAGTATAATCGGTAACATATCAGGGGAATATTTTGTTTCTCCCTTTTCCGGCATGGTTATATACTCCCTGTGAGTGTTTCACGGATGTTTATTGTTTTCTGCATTCGGTCTTTAAAGTGCTTTAAATTATTGGGTAATTCGATATTACAAGACTTTGTATCTATCAGTCTTTCACGCTTTCTCCGGCCTCTGTCTGATTTATCGAATAAAGTTAACTCAAGTTTCTGTTTATCTTCGTATTGTTTATATCCGCTGCCTTTAATCTGCTTGTGAAGAGCCATGTCTAAGAGGAAACCTGCTTTTTAATGCTTTTGCGGCCATTTTTACAGCCACACACAGAACATTTTCCGTATTCACTGATTAAATTAGCGTCGCATCTATTACACCAGAATTTTCCCTTTTTAATGACAAGTTTTTTGTCTCTATTGCGTGGGTAGAAACTCATTTTAAAAACCAGCGTTATTATTAAAAAACAAAAAGGCCGATAATTATCTTACCAGCCCTGCTAATCCTTATTAAGTTGTATTAAGTTGCTTTAATCTTGATATGTTTTTATTATGCTTTATTGAGAGTGCTACTTACTCCACTATCAATTATCAACTATCATATATTAGTTATATTTGGTCTGTCAAGCTTTATTTATAGATTTTTTTATGAGCCATTTTGAATAGCCATTAATGAGGTCTTTGCAGATATATGTTGTCATGTACTGATAGCCCTTCAATTTATGTTTTTGGTACTTTTCCCGGTTTTGCCTTTCTATTTCTTGTGTTTCGACCAGGGCCAGGATCATCTGAGGGTTGAGAAAGTTAACCGCCATATCAGCCTTAAGCACCTGTCGGAGGTCTCCTGCATTGTCTGTACCGGGTATTGTATCAAACCTCACAGATTGGCAAGTCCTGCCTGTTAACGCCCAAACGTCAAGGGCTTCCACAAATTGCTGATCTTGCACCGGGCAGAGCTGATTCCGTGTTTCAGTTTTTTGAATATGACAGCGGTATTTTTGATTCCAAGGGCATTTCATAAAAGAAATTCTACATTTTTATACTGATAATTGCAAGATTTTTCTTATTTTATTTAATTTATTTTTCCATTTTCCCTGTTTTTTCTTTCAATCCCTCCTTAACTCATTGATATTACAATATAATAAAAATATAAAAAATAATTAAAATATTTGTTGACAATATATTATATAAAGATTATATTATTCTTAACAGATTGACGATAACACTTTTACAGGGAGATAAAAAATGGCATATCAAATTAAAGTAACACCAAATTATTATGGCAATCACATACCGGCACAGCAACCCTATATGATCAGTTATGCAAACCTGCATGATATCGTGGAAGAGATACCGGATTATGAGGGGGAAAATTACAATCAGTATGATGATCAGATTGCGGAATTTGAGACAGAGGAAGAGGCCCAGAACATGATTGATATGATACAGGGAGATGGGCCTTATTATCTGGCGCATGGTGAGGCGGGGAGGCCTACATATGATATTATTAACGATGACGAGATTGATGAGGATGATTGTGAGGACGCAACCATAGTGTTAGCTGATTATTATATCTATGATTACAAGATGATCGATGCTGACGATCTGCCTGATGGCATACAGGACATACTTGATGGTCTTAATGTGGAGTATAGAGATAGCCATGATTATTTTGACGTGTATATCGATTATTACACTGATGATGAGACCGGCAATAAGTATGCGATAGCTTACTGCCCCACCTCAATAGCAATACAAAAAAATAGTGAAGATTTAGGTGGAGTTATTTGGGATAAACAAGCTTATTTTGCACACATTGACAACGCTTAATCCTCTTCAGACCTCGGCACGTCTAAAAAGGCCGGAAAGGAAAAGGGCATGGGAAAGGTAAAAATAGTAGAGGCTGAATCGGTTCAGGATTATATCAATAAATATTACAGAAAAGAACGTATTACCCCAACTTTACAGGCAACGTATGAAGCTGAATATAGAAATAGGGGCTATATTTGCACATCACACCATGACAATATACTAAACGATTTTATTGCATGGCCTCACCATCCATTAAACAAAGGAGAATAACACCATGAAAAAGGAAAAAGTAACAGAAAAGATGGAAAACATCGGCGGGCGTATACCGGAGAAAACAGCCCACGACATGAGGGTATTTTGTGCAATACATAAAATTAAACAGGTTGTTCTAATTGATACGGCTATCAGGGAATATCTGGAAAGGCAGGGGAAATAATGAGCAAGCACTTTCTCCCTGTTTTATTCGCTGCAATATGTGTACTTTTTGCAGTATTAATAAGGGTTTATTTAATTTAACGGAGGTAATCATGGCAAATATAAAGCAAGTATGTTGTATCTGTGATATACATATATCCGGCAAGCCATCAGCAAAACTTATATCACATGGCCTCTGTCCTGCATGTGCAAAGGCTACAATCGACACTTTTAAGGGTAAAATGAGGCATGTTAAGTTCTGGAACCCTGAAAATGATAAAGATCATTTCTTTGTAGCTTTCAATTTCGTTGACCGGGAATATATCGATAAAATGAATGTTTTAGGATACACTCGCAGGGAAGTGGTTCTTTAAGTGCTTATAATAACAATTTAAAAAGGAAAGATTAAAATGTTTGCACAATTCCAGAAAAATATAGATAAAAAAGCCATATACACAAAAAAAGGCTTTACTCCTAATGTCATTATTAAAGATGTCCGATTAAATTATGGGCGATATCAATACATGATAAAGCCTGACAATAATGAAAACAACGCTATGAATTTTAAATGGGTTTATCCATCATCACTTGAAATACAGGATTAATATGATAAAACATGTTGATTTATTTAGCGGAATAGGCGGTTTCAAAATCGCAGCAGAACAAGTATGGGGCTCTGATTTAGAGACATTGTGTTTTTGCGAAATAAATCCTTTTTGCCAAAACGTATTAAAACAAAATTGGCCTAATGTCCCTATAATTGACAATGTAAAAACTTTATGCAGAAGAATTTTCCATAATTTAGATGATCTACAGGCCGATTATGACCCTGATTTTGTAGAATGCGCTATTCACAGAGGAGAAGACTATGGAGAATGTAGTTGCATTGGAACAGACCAATTTATTGACGAATATGGAAGCCCTGATATTCTTACGGCAGGTGTGCCATGCCAACCTTCAAGCATTATCGGAAGAAGACAGGGGGATTCTGACAGTAGATGGTTATGGCCCGATACGTTCAGAATCATTGAAAAACTCAAACCAACTTGGATTATTTGCGAACAACCTCCTGGAATCCTTACCCTTGAAAAAGGACGATATTTCAGTGAGATCATCGCAAGGTTTTCAGAAACAGGGTATGATGTCTGGTGGGAAACTTTACCAGCTTCAGCCATTGGCGCAGGTCATAGGAGGGAAAGAACATTTATTGTTGCCCACTCCAGTGACGAGAGACTGGAAAGACACACCGGGGATGGCAAAATCGAAAGGAAAAAGATCACGGATAGACCAGCTTCACAGGCGAATATTTTTCCTATTAGAGATTCCGAGTTCTGGTGGCGAGATAAATGCCCAATTCCGGTTGTGGTTGATGGGATATCCAATAGATCATTTTGGAAAGAATCTATTATCGCAACAGGAAATGCCATTGTCCCTCAAGTAGTAATACCCATTATGCAAGCTATTAAACAATTTCATGCTTAAACCCCCAACCCGGTCAAGTGGCCGGGTTATTCTGATTACTTTAGATTATTCATGTATAGTTATATAAATAATTTATATAACTATAAAATAATTGCATAAGATATTTTTTTAATTAAAAAATAGAATAAATTTTAGTAACAATAATTTAGTGCCGATATTTCATCCAACATAACTGGATGATAAAAAACTTGACTTTTTTAGGTGCGTATATATACTATTACACAGTTCATCACCAGCGGGATAAATCTTGCTGGCCACCCTCAAGATTCCGATCTTGGGGGTTTTTTATTTTTACCAAGATTGTGGTTTGTTTAATTGTTGTCCGTCCGGTAAGATGAATGGATTCTGTAGTTGATAAGCTAAATAACTATTACTATTTATTTTGCTTAAGCATTGTCAAGAAATAATTTGACAAAAAATATAAAATTTCTATAATAATACAAATGCCACACTTCTAGTGTGTTATTTAATTCATGGTTCAATCCCTAAAAAATGGCGGAGATTAAGGGATTTGAACCCTTTGGGGGCGTGCCGTTAACACAACCCCGACGTATTTACAGTCCGTAGCTTTAAGCCTCTCAGCCAAACCTCCGTATGATTAATCAATTAGAAAGGGAACCTATATCATTCAGGTTCCCTTTCTAATTATATGTCTTCATATTCTATTTTTTCAAATTTCATAAATATTCCGTTCTCATCTTTTGTTAATTTATGTTTTGCTACCTGCCTAACGCATGGATATTGTATATGTCCCGTCTTTATGCTCTAAAACCTTAATCAATAGCTTGCCTGTAAAGTCTTTTATGGTTACTGATTTCATTTATTTAGCCTCTGTTGTTCTGTCTCTTTTGCGTGACACTCCTTACAGAGGCAAATTAAGTCTTTAGGGTCTACCAGCAAATGCCTGTAAATATAATCAATAATCATATCCCATTGAATCTGTGTTAAGTGATGGATCTCTATCTTAACCTCACGCCCTTTTGCCTGACTCCCCTTTTTCCCGCATTCCTGGCAGGTGTTTTTATCCCTCTTTTTACATGCAGCATGTTCCCTTGATCTCAAAAATAGCATTCTCAGAGCTGATCTTATCTGGCTTTTAGTTGTCCTCTCTTGTTTTTTACCCATATATCCTTAATCCTCTCTATTTTGCCCCACAATCGTTTTTAACTCTTCATAAGTCCCTTTAACCTTTTTACTGCCCCTCAGCGCAGCGGTGCTATTGTTTTGTCGTAATACGTTAACATATTTTATACCAGTTGGGTTGTTATTCCCTCCCCTGCCTCGCAATTTAATACCTCTTCTAGTTAGTTCGGCTCTCACGCAATCCCCTGATATTCCCTGTAATAGCCCCACATATGGAGCAAGAGCAGCACCGACTTTACGGCCTGATTGCAAGCGTTTATACATTTCGTTTATCGTTTCCCCTGCCTGTTCCTCAATCTCTTGCCAATTGATCCTCCAGGTTATGTTAGGATGCTTATATCCTTTTTCAAATGGCATTTTCCCCTCCGTTTCTGTTATTCCCGCCACGGGGTTTCATTTTGATGCCCAATTCCCGCAAAACAACCCTCACTGTCTGGCCGTGTGGCTGCTCTCCGGTCAAATCATTAATATATTTAAGCATTTGGCTCATTTTTAGATTATTATACAGATATTCGAGAATATCTTTATCAGTTTGCATATGCAATTTTTCTTTTAATCTCTGCATTATCCTAGGCCACATGGTCTGATATAACGTTTTCAGCCCATATTCTTTAAATCGGGTTTTAACAGTACAGGATTCCAGATCTAACAGCTCCGCAATAATATCATGAGTCCGGTAATTTTCGGATAAATACCTCCAGAAATCCCTTTCACAACTGAATTGCTCAAGCGTTATCATTTCGCCCTTAGTCTGAGCAACTGCGATTAATCGTTCGTATTTGTATGCCTTAGCACCTTTTGTCCTGCACATTATCCCCCCATAACCCCTGACTCCATGATTTATTTATCCATTACCTTGTTTATCTCTACCTTGTCTACCCCTGCCTTCTGCAATATTTTTATCAGCTCTGGGATAGTCTTGTAATTATATATAACAGCATATCGTTTGTAACTCGCCATCATGTCAAATTTCTTTTCGTTTTCTACCAGCAACCGGATCAGCTTTTCTTTTATTTCTGCATCGGTCATTATTTACCTGCCTTTGTCTTTATTTGTGGTAAAAGCCATCATTTATTTTTTTAAAATTAGCTTTTTTTAATGCCCATTGAAGTCTTAATTTAAATCGTTGGTGATCTCCCTTTGGCTCAATGTCCCCCATTAAAAACGGTGAATCCCTTATATATTTAAAAAAACTTTCCCACCATTCCAATGTCTGCGTATTTTTAGAAGTAAGCCATCTTGATCTTAAAAGAGATTGATCATCAGTTTCCCATTTTTGTGGTTGTATTAATTCTGGAAGAATAACAGACCACAAATTAAGTATGGCCTTATGAGGGCATACAGCTATATTACTTTCTTTTGTAATAATTGCTTTAAGACTTTCTTTTGTAGTATCCAATATGGGTAACGTGTCATTACCAATATTGGTAATGTTCGTTACCTTTTTGGGTAACGTTACCTTTTTGGGTAACGTTACCCAGTTGTCAAAATCCTTGTTAAATCCATAAGTTACAGACACATCATTACCCAATTTGGTAAAGAGGGTTGAAGCGTTACCCAATTTGGTAATGACATTCATAGAAATAAGTATTTTTATCGATTTACAGACAGCTACTTTTGATAATCCGGTCATATCTGTAAATTGGCTTAATGATATTTGATCTTCCTTTTTATTCCAACCATAAGTTTTTCTAAAAATACAATCGAGAACTTGCCGAGCGGTTCCAGGAATACGTATTTTTGCAAGATGATCCATTATTTCATTCGCTATTTTTGTATACCCATTTTCTGCTTGAGGATTTGCCATTTTATTTCTGCCTTTTTCGCAAAATAGATTTAATATCATCAATAGCTTTATCAGGATAAAAATTATAAACCTCATTCCCAAATAATAAATTGCGGTTATTCTTATTTTTAAGATAAAAGGCTTTTTCCATAGACCGTGCTGATTTTCGGGATTCTAACATTACATTAAAATATTCTATAAATTTAGGTATATACTCATATTTAGACCGAGATGCGAATCTCCATTTTATTCCATTATTAAAAGCAGTTAATCTTTTTTTGATATTGTTAGCTATTCCTACTTTAATAATAATATTTCCGTTATAATAAGCGGTGTTAACGTAAAGATAACATAATCTTTTTGCCATAATTATAACCCCATAAAAAAACATCTTTGGAGTGCTATGAAGGTATAACTACCTTTCCGGGCCTTGCGGTGATCCGGGCTCCAAAGATGTTCATGTATAAGTTTATATTCTCTTATTATTTTAATCATAGCGGATTTATATTAAACTTTGGTTATGCTAAAGTCAATTATAATTTATGACCTCGTGATTTTTTGACAAGTAAATGTTCAGGTTTAGGGCATGGCGTAAACTCTTGAAAATGTCCATTGAACTCAAACCATTCATAAAATAAACTCTGGTCTTTTCCCTTTAAGGAATAAATTTTCACAGGGAAAATAGGTTTTTCTAATCTCTCTTGTATTGGCATTGGAGTATACATAAAAATTATATTATCCGTTGCCTGGCGCAAGGCATTTGTTTCATAAAGGTCATCAAGAGAGGGCTCCCCTTCTATATCTTTCCTTAATTGACATATATGAATAACCGGAATCCCTAAATTTTTAGCAAGGCCCTTAAGTTTAAATAAAGCATTTTCAATAAGGGTTTTACGGTCAGTAATTCGCTTATTTATACTTTGCGCCATCTGGATATAATCAACAAAAATGGCAGCAGTTTTATTTTTTAAAGCTCTGCTTTCAGCATGGGTTATAAGTTTTTCAATTTCCATATATTTTGGGTTATCATAAAAATATAATCTACTATCACAGAGATTAACAAGCGCATCTTGTATTTGTCTTTCTTGACCATAATCAGTAAAGCTATTTTTATTAATTCGGGTAAGCGCAACTTTTGAAGTTCTTGAAATATTCCTATAGCTTAATCTGGTTCTATTTGATTCAAATGAGTAATAATCAACATTTCCATATCGTCTTGACATGTTGTCGGCTATTTTTAAAGCAAATGCAGACTTACCAAGCCCTGATTCAGCAGCTATTCCATGCAAGTATTCTTTTTCAAAATAGAATCGATCCTCAAGAATATCTATCCCTGTGAAAAGCCCAGGTTCTTTTTTTTCGGTCATAATATTATAAAGGTGCATGTAATGTTCTGCATTGTCATAGTCATCTGTTTGAAAATTACTCTCAATAGCAAGTAAATCAGTTTTAACTTTTGATATTAATTCAACATACTCAGAATAAGGCAATGCAGCTTGTTCTTTTAACTCCATGCCTATTTTCCATAATCGTCTTTTATTACTATCCCTTTTAATTATTTCTGCATGATATTCCCAAGCGGCAGAAGTGGTAACGTCTCCAAGGCTCATAAAATACTGCTTATCAACTTTTGACTTATCAATAATATCCCAAATCGTCACCATATCCTTGCTTGGAGCCCTTAGAATTGCGCTATAAAGCTCCTGATGCTTCTCATAATACAAGTCATCCAGGGTTATCTTTTCTGCTACATAGGGTATGATTTTGGGATTAATCAGCATACCCCCAATTAACGATTGCTCAGATTCTAAGCTATTCGGAAGAGCGTCAATTTGCATTTCCAGCCCTCCGAGTTAATTCATTGTTAAAGATCGTTTTCCATTTTCCAGCGTCAAATTTATTAATGGCCCATTTCAGATAATCATCATTAACCTCTTTGAGTTTATTATCTTTATACTTGCCAAAGGGTATTATGATATCCCCGGTTTTAACTTTTTCTTTTTCTTTTTTCGTGGTTGTATTTCGTTCCTCAAGGTCTTGGCCTGTAAGAAGATTAACCCCTGTCAGATATCCGATATTTGATTTTAAGCGCCATAAACCATTGCCGTTTATATCTTCAATAACAAAAGAGTTTATTTCACCAAATCGCTTTATATTGTCGCATAAATCAGTTAGCTTGCAGTGAGTTTTTCCCTCTGCTATTCTTAATCCTCTTCCAGATATTTGATAAAAAAGATTAATAGATTTTGTGGGCCTACCAAAAATGATATGGTCAAGCTCAGGGAAGTCAAAGCCTACAGTTAAAACTCCAACATTAACAACACATCTGATAAGGCCAGATTTAAACTGTGAAAGAATCCTTTCTCGATCTTCTCTTTTTGTTTCACCGGACACCTCAACGCATTGAATATTATATTTTAACAACCCATCAATAACCGACTTCGATTCTGATTTGAAATGGGTAAAAATCAAAATATGCCCAGCGTCCGATTTTCTTACCTCGTTTATTATTTTACCGACAATATCTTGTTGCTGGTTATATCGTTCGAGGGCTGATTCATCGTATCCCTGCCCGGTCGAATTGCTTTTTATTTTTTTACTATCATAGTCATTGTGATAATCATACTCTATCGGACATAGATAGCCCTGTTCAAACATATCTGGAACTTGTGTGATATGAGCAATGGTATTAAATATTCTTGGTCGGGTTCGGGTTAAAAACCTTGACTCAACCACATGGTCACCATTGCCGAAGGTATTATTGTAATATTTCATCCTGAAAGGCGTAGCAGTTAAACCGATAACCGGAATGTTTAAATGAGAAATAAACTCCTCATATTGCCCGCCTTTACTATTAACATCATGTGCCTCATCAACTATTAAAAGCTCGCAATCCTCAAAGGCTTCTTTGTGTTTGATGATCGTGCCAATAGTTGCAATGGTAACCTGGCCTTTTATTTTTTGTCCCATAGAAGCGGAAAAAATACCGATATCAGTTAATCCCGCCATCCTGATTTTAGATTCATTCTGTTCAAGGATCTCTTTTGTGGGCTGTAAAACAATGGTTTTTTTCTGAGTTTCATTAATAATATCAGCAATTACAAGACTTTTTCCTGTAGCGGTAGGCAGGACTATCAACCCATTTTTTTGTTTTTTGCTGGTTGCAAGATCACAACCGGCTTCACTCGCTTGTTTTTGGTATGGCCTTAATTGGTACATGATAACCTCAATTTCACATTACAACCTTCAGGGGCCAAAGGGATATGGTCTGCGACAACACAAATACCTATTGGTTGGCTCCCCTGAAAGCTGTAATCTAAATTTGATAATTTATAGTATTTGTATCGTCGCATGTTTCCCACTCTATCAAACTTCCCCCGGTAAATCAAGCTTTATTTTGAAGGGAAAGATTATTCTCTCACCTTTCCCTGTGGGTTAGTTGGTTAAAATAAAGATAACTGCCTGTCGTCTGATATGTTAGTTAGGTTATTAACTGCGATATCAAAATAGCTCCTTTTAAGTTCGCACAATATGGCTTTTCTTTTATATCTTAATGCCTGATAAGCCTCGCTTCCAATACCGCCAAAAGGTGTTAAGATTGTTTCGCCAGGGTTGCTGTATAACTTAATACACCTTTCTATCGTCCCCAACTGTAAAGGGCAGATATGCTTTTCATCATTCTCGTCTCGAGCACAAGCATATTGCAATGTGTCTGATTCATGTATTCCCGTCCATATACCCCCTGCCCAATCTATCCAAGTGTTATTATCAATCTCGCCATTTTGTACCGGATTAACTGGCACCTCAGACTTACCGGGTTTTTTAAATATCAGGATATGGTCAAGTAATGCGGGCCTTGAATCGCTTGAGTCTTTTCTGAGCTGCACAAATAAAAGGGCCTTTGAATGCGTCCGTATGGCCTGAGCCTGTGGGTTTTTGGTTACTATGGCCCTGCCATGATATATCCATCCTGCTGCCTCATGCGCCTTGATTACAGCCCCAGGAAAGTCTTTTACTCCGATATATCCATCTTTTTGGGACATGGCCGGTATCTCAGAAGTATGAACGCATGATATGCGCCCCTGTTTTGTCACCCGGAGAAGTTCTTTAATTATAAAAGTGTAATGGACAAAGAATTCATCCCATGACCGAGAATTGCCTAAATCCCTCACTGTGTCATTATATACATATAAGTCCGCAAAAGGAGGCGAGTATACAGTTAAATCTACTGAATCACTTTCAACCTCTTTTAATCTCTCGCATGAATCACCCCTCATTGCAAGAAAGTTATTACCTTTGATTGTTTCATTTTCGATATCCAAATTAACCACGTTCTGCCCTCCTTTAAGATCGTTTATTTCATACATTGCTACATTCTTAATAAGTTCATTATGTAGGGTCTGAGCAATTTGCTCTTTTCTCTGCACGTTATTATAAATCTCTCTTTCGATGTCCGATAAAATAATATGGACATTAACCGGATTTTTCTGCCCAAATCGGTATTCTCTTCTTATGCACTGGTAATACATTTCCCAACTATCCGACAGGCCAATAAACATCATGTTATGAGCATTTTGTAAATTCATTCCGTACCCGGCTATCTTGCCTTTTGTGACTAATACTTTATATTTACCGTCCTGAAACGCCTCAATCATTTCAGCCTTATATTCAGATGAATCAGATCCCTTAACCTCGATCGCATCCGGTATAAGTTTTGTTATTTGGGAGCTTTCATCATTCAGCCCACACCATACAATCCATTGTTCATCATTCAGTAATTCCAATGCCTTTTGAAGTTTACCATCAATAGTTGATCGTCTTATTTCTCCCCTATGTTGCAGCCCCTTCAACCCATTGAAAAACAATTCTCCATCAGGTTTATAATTAGCCTTCACAAAGTGAGGATGGATATTCAACGATGGCAGGATATAACCATCATCATTAAATCCTAAGTCAGAAGGCTTACGCATGGACATAGCCCATTGCGTCATCCATTCATAAAAATGTTCTTTCCCATAATTTCGCAAACGCCATTCAGTGCCCTTGCTATTTGACATCTTTTCACGGATAACCATGCCATTATCCATTACTTTCTCATTTATCTTGTTTGCATGGATAAACCATTCAGCAAGCATTTCCGTCTGTTTGCATATACCTAAAAACTCAGTATGGTTTCCAAGCTCTATAAAATCATTAGGCGCTGGTGTGGCGGTACACGCTAACCGATATGGAACGTCTTTAAATATTTTCAGCATCTTTGTTTTTGTTTTTGAATCCATACCCTTGAGTATGCTTGATTCATCCAATACCACGCCCTGAAATTGATTATCATACACATGGTCAATCATTTCATAGTTAGTAATGTGGATTAATTTAGTAGAATCCATTTCGTTTTTATGCCTGATATATTTTATATCGAGATCAATCTTTTTTGCTTCCCGAACCGTTTGCCTTGCCACTGAAAGAGGCGCGACAATTAATACTGGTACATTTAAAAGCCTTGCCCATTCCAATTGGCAGAAGGTTTTACCTAATCCGGTATCAAGGAATAATGCAGCCCTGCCTTTATGCAATGCCCATCGGGTTATATATTTCTGAAAATCAAATAATAAGGGATTAATATCATCAAGTGAAACATCAATACCCCTCGAATATAATATCGGCTTTTTCTCCATTAAAAACTTTTCATAGATCATTAAATCCATCTTATCACCTTCCCTAATTTTTCAGCATGCTCCATTTCCGTTTTAATCCCTCGTGAATGTTCCCATCCCGGTAATCTGTAAATCCAAACCTCGTCACATACCGCCATAAAAGGTAAATCCTGCCTCAGCCAGAAATCATGGTCAAGGGCATCTGTTTTTGTGAAGGCTGATATTTCATGACTGTGAGATATCGGAGAAAAGACAATATATTCTTCGTCCATTAATTCAGCCGCTTTTTTATTAACAAGGTATACCCGTTCCAGTATGACGGATTTATCGTTTGAACTGTACGGCGCACATAAATATATTATCTTTGGTATCATCTCTTACCCCTCGTATAATCGGTTTAAAGTGTCCTTCAGGTGGACGGGAATTCCCGCCGACCTCAATGCCTTAACCAGCACCCCTATCTCTTCCCCTGTCGGTTCAGGAAGCTTTATCTTGGGGTTAGAATTGGCTCCGATGTTTACCTGTATAGGGTTAATATCTTTCATCCATGTGACTATCTTATCTAAGTTGAAGGTCATTATGGGTTCCATAGTCACCATTGTTTTGTATTTTAATCGTGACATGACCTTAGTCCAGTATGCCCTAAATCTTGGTAGTATGGCATTGTTATCAGTAATACGTTTTAATATTTGGGCATTGTCCGTTTCAATAGTCGTGGCAAGAATAACTTTCATAGGATAATAATCAGTAAAATGTTGATATCTTTCCGGGTTCTTTGTCTGTAAAAGATACTCATTATCATATCTACAAAGGTGTTCAAGTATCCTGATGATCATATGATCAGGTACATTATCAGCGAACATATCTGTCATTGACCCGACAAAGTAAGTATGCCCCTGGCCCAGGTTCTTCTTAAATGCCTTTTCGATCAAGTAAGGTTCACCTGAGTAGATTTTCTTAATAGAGGCAAACCGATTTTTAAGCGTTGAAGTGTAACAGTAGGAGCATAAATGCTGGCAAGCCCCGCCTAAAAAGTTTAATCTCACATTGTCAACGAATTCATACATTTTGCTCATTCTGCATCCTCCCTTATTTCAAAAAAGGTTTAATTTTACTTAATCGAATTAATAACAAATCTACCTCTTTAAATTCGGCATCCGTTTGGGCTTTATCAATCGCCTTTTCAGCGAGAATATACGCAAATTTATAAGCCTGTTTTTTCAAGTGGTCTGACATTTTGCCCATGCTATTAATATAAATATCGGCTTTCTCTGTTTCGTACATAATTCTTTCTCCTATCCTGCCCCGCATGGAGCAGGGTTAATACTTACTTATCGAATAAACCCATCTGTGCTTCATCATAGATGCCATCAGTGCTATCTTTCATGTCTGGCTCTGGCCGGTATGATATTTGAGTATCCGTATGATTAGAGGTCTTTCCTCTTGGCTCCACTATAACCTTAAAAGATATCGAAAACTTTTCTTCACCATGCT